CGCCCGTTCAAGGTGAGCGAGCGCCTGTGCAGGCTGACCGCCGTCACGTAACACCATGCCGGTGATTTTGTGCAGCTTCGCACGCACCGGGTCGGGCATGTCGGCGAGATCCGTCAGCGCAATCGCGTCATGCAGCAGCGCCACGTCGACCGGTTCACCGGCGGCCTGTGCGCGCATGGCGGCGAGCGCCACCTCCTCGGCAAACAGGTACGCCGGGGTGCGCTTGTGTTTGCCCGGCATGGTCAGGCCATAGCGCAGGGCATAACGGGCGATATCCAGCGCACCGGCAATGTCACCGGCATCGAGACGCCACAGCATGACCGTCATCAGAATGTCGTCCTGTGAGCCTTTCCCCTCCGTCAGCACACCGCTGACCCACGGTGCATAGAACGGCAACAGCTCGCGCTTTTTTGCCGCCTTAAGCTCATTCGAGAAGATGGTTTTTAACGTGCGTTGGTCTGCGGCCAGCTTTACCAGCATCTGCTCGTAAGCAGTTGCATGGCGCAGCGGGTTGTCGTCCCGCTGCGCGGTACTGATGGCCGAGACCCGCATCATGTGACGCCGTGCGGGGCTCGTCATGGGTTACGCTCCGCCGTTTTCCGCTGCGAATTTGCCGACCCTGATTTTTTCCACCACGCAACCGGCGGCGTAGTCTTCCACCACGTAATCAATGTTCATTGATTCGTAGTTTTCCACGCGGTCGCGCTTCGGGTTTTCCGCAATAACCCGGCGGTGGCTTTCGTCCATAAAGTAGATGGACAGGTTATCCAGGCGGGTGATCATCATCGCATCCGCCGGGAAGAACGGCACACGCACCGCCGGTAAATTACCGATGCGCTTCTGGCTGACAATCACGTCTGCGGCCAGCATTTCGGTATTGGCCTGGGTCTGGTTAACGAGCGGAAAATATTTATCGGCCAGCAACTGGCGGCCCACAATCACCACCAGATCGGGGTCTTCCTGATACCACGGCGCGATCAGGTTGTTGGTGGCATCCATCACCAGGGCGTCCAGGTTTTCAAAATCACCCTTTTCGCCGACGCGGATCACGGAGGACACCACCGCGCCATCGTCATCAGTAATGCTGTTCATGACTCGGGCCGGGGCTTCGTTGCGGTATTTCTGCAACCAGCCAACGGCGACATCCTGCAACATCGGGTTAGCGGCTCGGTCTGAGGTGGGCGCACGGCGCTCACCGTTAAAGCCCGCCATGATGAAATCCAGCGCCTGACGCTTGATGATGGCGTTACGGATACGCAACTGGAAATCCTGAAAACGCGCCCACAGGTCAAGCGTCTTGTAACGAATATGGAAATCAAAGTTGACCTGATCGCATTCGTATTTGTTGGACTCAAGCTGCGTAAAGTCCTGGGTCTGGCGCTCATTACCGGCGGCGGTATCGGTGGTGCTGGCAATGGAGCCGGTCACACCCACACCGACCTTTTCACCCTTAAGCTCATTTACCGGCACGATGTTGATGCGGGTCAGGAAGTCGGATGACTCCTGCACGGTGTCCATCAGCGACTGCGTGACGGACGGGTTAACGCTGAATTTTTTGTCGATGTCGCCGACGTCGATGCCGTTCAGCTCGGCAATGCGGGACAGATAGGCATTAAATTTAAAGCGGGTTTCTGGGCGCATGGTGTTTCCTGAAAAAAGTTAGTCGGGTTTTACTGCACTGACCTGAAAGCGCCGGTCAGCAGTTCGTCAGCACTTCGTTGCCACCGCCGCCGGTACTCAGTTTGCGGCGCGGCTGTTGCTGGCTTTCGGTGTGGTCGAGTGCGGTTTTCAGCGCGTTAAACTGCTCGCTGACTTCCCCGGTCTGGCGGGTCACGTCCTGCTTAAACGTGGAAAAGGCGGTTTCCATTTCTGCCAGGCGCTGTTCGGTGGCGCTGAGACTGGTCTGGACGTGCTCGCTGACCACCGTCACGGCTTCATGCACGTCAGCAAAACGGGCGTCGTCGCTGGCCTGCTTACGGCCAAAAATGGCTTTCACGGTGTCGCTCAGTTTCGCGAACACGGTTTCCGGCTGGTCTTCAAATTCCAGCTCCGCCAGGGTGGCGACAGAAATCAGGTTTTCCGGGCTGGTTTTAAAGCGGTTAAGCGGGTTGGTTTTCGCGGTGCGGCAAAATTCCAGGTACTCGGTGCCGAGACTTGCCGGATCGTCAGTGACAGCGAGCCCGACCAGATAGCATTTGCCGGTATTGGCAAAATTCGGCTGGATTTCCATCGAGGTATAAACTTTCTGGCCCTTGCTCACCATGTCGACCAGGTTGTCGAGCGGGGCGATTTTCCCGTACAGCGCCCATTTACCGTTAAGCGCTGAATCATCTTCAATCTGTTCCGCCTTAAGCTCGACCACATCACCGTAACGGCCAAATACGCCGTCAGGGTAAACACCGCGCAGGTGTTCGAGATTGATACGGCAGCCATAAACACGCGGATCAAAGGTGGCGGCCATTTCCTGGAGATCCGTGGCGCTGATAACGCGACCGTCGCAGGTGTCGCCCTCAACGCCGATACGGAAGAATTTTGAAACTTTTTTTGCCATCGTCAGGAGTCCTGATTGTTGGTGAAGGTTCACGGTTAGGTCGGGGTTAGTTTCCCGACACCGCCCCGCCCCCGCCATCAAACCCGGATGGCTTATCCCCCACACAACAGCGCATTAGCGAATCGCTGACCGCGCTTAAGTAGCCTTGCCCTGTATCCACAAAGGCGAGGCATACATGAGCATCACCACCGACACCACGCTGTTACATGATCCGCGACGACAGGCCGCACTCCTGTACTGGCAGGGCTTCTCCGTGCCGCAAATCGCGGAAATGCTGCAGATCAAACGCCCGACCGTTCAGAGCTGGAAGCAGCGCGACGAATGGGACTCAACCGCGCCATTAAACCGGGTAGAAAGTACGTTAGAGGCGCGGCTCATCCAGCTTTACGCTAAGCCGGAATTAACCGCGCATGATTTTAAGGTCGCGGATTTTTTATCGCGTCAGATGGAGCGGCTCGCCAGGGTAAACCGCTACGGCCAGACCGGTAACGAGGCGGATTTAAATCCGAACGTGGCGAACCGCAATAAGGGTGAGCGCCGCAAACCGAAAAAGAACTTTTTCAGCGACGAGGCTATCGAAAAACTCGACGAGATTTTTTTTGATGAGTCTTTCGAGTATCAACTCATCTGGCACCGCGCCGGGCTGGCGCACCGCATACGCAATATCCTGAAATCCCGCCAGATTGGCGCGACGTTTTATTTCGCCCGCGAGGCGTTACTGCGCGCCCTGAAAACCGGTAACAACCAGATATTTTTATCGGCCAGTAAAACCCAGGCGTATGTGTTCCGTGAGTACATCATCGCCTTTGCCCGCCTCGTCGATGTCGACCTGACCGGCGACCCGGTGGTCATCGGAAACAACGGGGCGAAGCTGATTTTTCTCGGCACCAACTCAAACACCGCGCAGAGCCATAACGGTGACCTGTATGTCGATGAGATTTTCTGGATACCGAACTTTCAGCGCCTTCGCAAAGTCGCCTCCGGCATGGCCTCACAAAAGCACCTGCGAACGACCTACTTTTCGACCCCCTCCTCGCTCGGTCACGGCGCATATCCGTTCTGGTCGGGCGAGCTGTTTAACAAGGGCCGCGCCAGCGCCAGCGAGCGCGTGGATATTGATATTTCACATACTGCGCTCGCCGGTGGTGTGCTGTGCGCGGATGGTCAGTGGCGGCAGATTGTCACCATTGAGGACGCGCTCGCGCGCGGCTGTACCCTGTTTGACCTGGACACACTGAAACAGGAAAACAGCACCGATGATTTCCGCAACCTGTTTATGTGCGAGTTTGTTGACGACAAGGCGTCAGTGTTCCCGTTCGAGGAGCTCCAGCGCTGCATGGTCGACAGCCTGGAGGAGTGGGAGGATTTCGCGCCGTTCGCCGACAGGCCATTCGGGCAGCGCACAGTCTGGATTGGTTACGACCCATCCCTGCGCGGCGACAGTGCCGGGTGCGTGGTTATCGCGCCGCCACTGGTCACCGGCGGCAAATTCCGCATTCTGGAGCGTCACCAGTGGAAAGGGATGGACTTCGCCGCTCAGGCCAACGCCATCCGCGACCTGACCCTGAAATACCACGTCGAGTACATCGGCATTGACGCGACCGGCCTCGGCCAGGGTGTTTACCAGCTTGTGCGCTCGTTTTTCCCGGCAGCGCGTGAAATCCGTTACACGCCGGAAGTCAAAACCGCGATGGTGCTGAAAGCCAAAGACACCATTGCGCGCGGCTGTCTGGAATACGACGTCGGCGCAACCGACATCACACAGTCGTTTATGTCGATCCGCAAAACCATGACCGGCAGCGGGCGCAGCGCCACTTATGAAGCCAGCCGCACCGAGGAGGCGAGCCATGCGGATTTAGCATGGGCGACCATGCACGTATTAATTAACGAACCGCTAAGCGCCGGGAGCGGCATGGCGGCATCTTCCATTCTGGAGTTTAACTGATGTCCAAACGAAAAAGCCGCGGGCCGCAGCAGTCAAAAGCGGTAATCAATACCACAGCCGACGCGCCAAAAATGGAGGCGTTCACCTTCGGCGAACCCTCGCCGGTGCTCGACCGCCGGGATATTCTGGATTATGTGGAATGCATCAGTAACGGCAAATGGTATGAGCCGCCGGTGAGCTTTACGGGCCTTGCAAAAAGCCTGCGCGCCGCCGTTCACCACAGTTCGCCGATTTATGTAAAGCGTAACATTCTGGCCTCGACGTTCGTCCCGCATCCGCTGTTATCACAGCAGGATTTCAGCCGCTTTGTGCTGGATTTTCTGGTATTCGGTAATGCATTTCTGGAAAGGCGCAGGAGCGCCACGGGCCGCGTGATGAAGCTTGAAACCTCTCCGGCCAAATACACCCGGCGCGGCGTGGTCGAGGGGGATTACTGGTGGGTGCCGTCATTCATTCAGCCGCATCAGTTTGAAAACGGCTCGGTGTTTCACCTGATGGAGCCGGACATTAACCAGGAAATTTACGGGATGCCGGAATACCTCAGCGCGCTTAACTCGGCCTGGCTTAACGAGTCGGCGACCCTGTACCGCCGCAAGTATTACCAGAACGGGGCGCACGCCGGTTACATTATGTACGTGACCGACGCCGCACAGAGCAGCACCGACGTAGAGGCGATGCGCGATGCGATGCGTAACTCAAAAGGCCTCGGTAATTTTAAAAACCTTTTTTTCTACGCACCCAGCGGAAAACCGGACGGGATCAAGATTATCCCGCTCAGCGAGGTGGCAACCAAAGACGACTTTTTTAATATCAAAAAGGTCAGCGAAAGCGACCTGTTAAGCGCGCACCGCGTACCGCCCCAGCTTATGGGGATGATGCCGAATAATACCGGCGGTTTCGGGGATGTGGTGAAAGCGGCACAGGTATTTGTGCGCAACGAACTGACACCGTTGCAGGAGCGATTTAAAGAAATTAATTTTTTTATCAATGAAGAGGTAATCACTTTTAAAGAATATAAATTAGATATTTAAGAAATCTAACACTGAGTCTTAATATAGACTCAGTGTTAAATATTTATATATGATAACCTACCTCTCTCATCTCGCTAATGAGTGATGACTTCCAACCCTCACTTTCATTAACAGTGATATAAACAACACCGCTAATATCATTTGGTGTCTCAACATCACCTTTCACAAGAGCGGCCACGCGATTCCTTTGTAATTTCCCTATAAGATATCCATGCTCAAAAACAACATTTTGACGCGCCCTATACTTTTGAGACATCGCCCCTTTTTTACATCCTATATCACACTCAGTGTATAAAACGATACCAAAACCGACATTTGAATAATGCTCAATCTTTTCAATAATAGTCATGCCTAAACTTGCCTGTTGACTTAGCACGATTGGTTGTAAATTTAGAGATTTTAAAAAAGCCTCTACCTCGACGCGCATCAAATCATCGTGACCATGAACAATGAATACTTGATTTGTGTTGTAATCAGAGCCATCAGACGGCGGGGCTTGCACGGGGGTATTTTCAGAAAAAAAAGACCGATTAATAGACAATTCTGAAATAAGATTCGCCCTCAACAATATATCTAGAATTTTCTCATCCTTGACGGCCCAATGAGTCCTTCTTAATTCATACTGCCCCAAATCGATTTCATCTCTTATTGAATTTATAGATCCAGCAGGTAATTCAGGAAACGCCTTATCAAACTCAAAATCAATTACAACACTTCTTACCCTCACTCCAATATCATTCAAATAACCTATTTTTGATGAAACCTCTTCATTTTCCACAACAAATAAAGCAGGGAATTTCTTTAATTCATCAATTTTCTCTTCTGTTAGATTACGGTACCTTTCCACTATCTCTGGCGCAGTATATTCAACAATGACCCTGTCCCGTGGATATTCATACTTTCCTTCATTCCAACCATCAGGGTCACTTGTAACAAAAAGATGAAACATATTCACTCCGATTTTTTAAATTCCAACCTTAGATTTATCATGAAAACGAGATTAAAAATGTGCTCAAGCGCGCAGTGCTATCCCCGCCTCGCCTGCCCGCTTTATGGGTCGGTTTTAATGCAGGTGCACGACCACGCCGGAGGCGCGCCAGCGCTGGCGGCGCTCACACGCGACAGGAAAGGAAAACGCATGCAATTCGATGCAGTAATGCATGCAGGGCTAAAAATGGCAGAAAATACGGAAAGAACGCATAAAAAAACCGGCATTCAGGGTGCCGGTTTGAGTCGGGTTTATTGTGGTAACTGGCCGCGCAATACGCCAATAATACTGGTAAGGCAACTATTGGCAACAATCAGCAAAAAAACGTCGTCCACGGATTTTCATAAACGAGAGATAACATATTGATATAGATCCTTTTATTTGTGCATTCTGATGTGATTTAAAAGGTGTTTGATAACGACTGTAAGCTCATCTTTACTGGCTTGCTCGACCATTTTTGCGGTGTAGCTTTCCACTTCGCGAGAACTCAGGTCGTGATTTGAGGCCATTACAGTGAGTCTCTTTGCCCAATCGGTAAACGGGTCTTTAATTGATGAAAGGGAATTATGCATGTCCAAAAACCTCGAATTATTTAACCAGCAGACGGCTGAAATCTTTGCGGTGCTGTGGGATAACTTCCCGGTACAACAGATCATTACCTATGAAAAATTTAACGCAGCGCTACCTGATGACTACTTTGACCAACATAACTCACCGGAAATGAAAGCATTAAATCAATTGCGTAGTGTGGTTGAGGGCACATTCACTTTTCTCAAAGAAAACGGCTACATTCAGTATGAAACAGACCATCAGACCTATTTTCGTGATGTGCGACTGACCGAGAAAGCACTCGCGGTACTCAACAAAAAGCCCGAGGCACTCGGTGGTACTGAAACAATGGGCGATAAAATTATCAGTGCGGTGAAAGACGGGACGCCGGGTGTCATTGCCGGTGCGGTGACAAACCTGCTGACCCTCGGTGTCAATCTGGTAACCGGCTAACGCCTCGCAGGGCGAGTTGTTCAACCCCGCCAGCACTGAAAGCAAGTTTCGGTGCTGGCGACGTTATCGTAATGAGTTATCTCTATAGAAATTAAACCATACTCGCGTTAAAGGATATACAAGCACAGCATTCAAAATTTTAATTTGCAGTATTCACTTTTAAAGTGAGCACTTTTGATTTATAGCGTTGCTCAATAACGCCCATTGAATGCAAACGACCAAAGAGTGTTTTCGCGATAGATGTTTCTTTCGCATTTTCCGCATCTTTGATTATTTTCCAATACTCAATATCCCTAGCCATTAAGCGATGTTGCTCATTTCTAACTTTTAAAGCATCACCCAATACAATAATCCCCGTAACCAATTTAGGCTTATCCTTAGCATACAATTTCGTTTTAGTTGGATGCATGATATGACCATGTTTGCTGATAACCTTACGAATTACAGCACAGAATAATCGATTTACATTAGCGCCCGAAAATGTGAGATCATCAACATACACTGTCATTTTAACCTTTAACTTTTGGCAAAGTTCATACATCTCACCAAACATTCTGGAGTTTGCAAAGTAGGCCAAAGGCATACTAATCCGACTTCCTGTTGGTAACCGGTCATGACAAGTGCATATGTGTGACAAAATATCAGCCACGTCAGATGACGTTTTCATCACTGAAAAGAAAAATGAGAATATCATTATCCTTGTTGTTGAAGGGAAAAAGGCCTTAATGTCTGTTGTCATCATCTTTTCATGGTTAAGATGAGCTTTAGCATTCGTCACATTAGAGCACTTCTTCTTCCCCGAATGCAGATATTCTGGTAAAGCAATACGTGACAATAAACTTGCAATTCTCGTATGTACTACATCTAATTTTTCTAAAGGCTTTTGTATTTTTCGTGATTTGCCTTTTTTAGACAGTTGCTCAAAAACGGAGTAATTACCTTCATCATTTTTCAAAATGGACAAATCATTAACACTAATACAAAGAAGCCCTGCAAGTTTTTTTTTGCTTTTGAGTTTATAAAATGGCGAATCCATTACATCATACGTCTTGTTTTTAGTGGAGATTTTAAGCTTTTTCCGTT